GGATCGGTTTCTTGCATTTGTGGTAGTCTCCTAAACTAGCCCAAAACTCGTCTAAAGCATTAGGCTTTTCTTTTTTACAACACTCCCCCGATAGTTCTTTTTCTTTCGTGTGACAATCACACGTTTTCTCTTCTTCCTTCATGTCTCCCCCTTCTTATTTTTTCTTAAATATATCTGCTCCCTTAAGTCCGTATATTGATGCGACCACGCCGATAAATAGCGATTGGTACCAGAAAGGCAAATTACTAAACTTATCAAAAAACACATCTAGCTTTTGCTGTATGTTTGGATCGTCACTAAAGACTGACCATATCAATAAAATCACAGGCGCGCTTACAAGGATAAGTACAAATTCGTCTTTCCATCCCTTGTCGTTTGATTGTCTAACTGCCGCTTGGTACTCCACTTCTCCGTTGGCCATTTTTTGTGCATGTAATAGCTCAGCATCTGACATTAATATTTTTGCTTTCTGTCTGTTAGCAAAAACACTAGCGCCAGTTTTTAATACCGTAGGTAGAAGTGAGAGTAATGGTCCCATTAATTATGAAATAATTACAAGTATTATTACAGCAACTGCAACGCCAGCAATAACTTTTTTCTTAACGCTTAGTGCAGTCCATTTTGCTTTTAAAGATTCAATCATTTAGATCTCCTTTTTTAGTTTTTTGAATTATATTACTTTTTTTACTAAACGTCAATCCCAACCAATACTACTAGTCTTGGTCAGCTCCGCCACCAACAGAACCACTATTAGATCCTCCTGACATACCAGTATCAGAACTTCCATAACCACCTATACCATCACGATTACCAAAAGCTTCTCCTAATTTATCTTTTTGTGATTGTTTTCCACCACCTTGACGACCTTCACCTCTACTACGTTGTTTTTTCTTAGCTGCTTCTTCTGCCGCTTTTCTTTTAGCTTCTTGTGCGGCTAAACTAAATTTATCCATGTCAGCAAAAACTTTATCTATATCTTCTTGGGTCATGCCCATACCGTATTGATCATAAGCACTGCCACCCATATCAACATACGGATCATAGGTTACTGCATATGGATCAGGTCCACCGAGATAATCACCAAAATCAAAATTTTGTACTGGCATTGGCATTGGTTGTATATAACCAGGTCCAGGAGTTGGATTATAACCAGGATCACCTTGCATTGGTGGTCTACCTAATGGTGGGCCATAATTTGGTCCAGGCACCGCGCTAGGGTTAGGCATGTAATTACTAAATAAATTACCACTAGAACCGCTAGCAACACCTAATAGTCCTGGCATCGCCATACCACCTGGTGCACCACCTTGTTGCATTCCTACTCGGCCACCGTCTGCCATTCCAAATTCATCAGGATAAATTGGCATACCTTCATCGTCTAATGGAAAATCTGCAGCACCTACTTCAGTGGGTATAAGAGCTATTCCTAAAGGAGATTTTTTAAAATATTTTAATACATCAGCACCAAAAGATTTTGGTTTAAACTCTTCTATTGGCATAGCTACTTTGCCGGTTTTAGGTACACCCGGTGATGATACTTTGGGGGTTGTTAATCTTTTATCAAAGCCTTTACCAAAGGTAGTTCTAGTATCTAAACCTAATTGACTTAATTCTTCCATTTTTTCTATGTCTTCACTTGACATGTTTGCAATACTATCAGGAACATAATCACCAAAAATATTATCTAACGCTCCTCCAAAATCAAAGCCACCAATTTCACCGCCTTCTTCACCACCCTCTTCATCTCCTTGACCAGCTTCCATAGCTGCTTTGAGTAAAGCTAATCTTTCTTCGGCACTGCGGTCTGGTTTAGTATAAGCATATTCATCTGCCATATCAGCAAAGCCAGTGCGGTCGGTACCACCTTGCATTAGTTTTAACATTTCCCCCATTGATGCCATAATTAATTACCTGATTTAATTGTTGCTTGCATATTCTTTATACCATCTTTTGCTAGTGATACACTAGCTCTAAGTTTTTGGTGTTCGTCATTCTGTTCCATTTTGTCTTCTGCTAGTTCTTTCGACTGCATCATTTTAGCTCGTTCTAAATTAATCTTTTCTTCAGCCTCTTCTTGTCGAGCCTGTTCTTCACGTGCTTTTAAGTCTAGTTCACGGTCTTTTAATTTTAATAATGGATCATTTTCAACTTGATTCAAGACTTCTTTTTCTGCTTCTGCAAAGTCATCACTAAATTCTGCAATTAACTGTGATTTTCTAGCTTCCATTTGCATTTTTAAGTTAGTTTCTTGCTGTTGTAGCTGTTGCATTTGTGGATTTTGTTGTAATTGTTGTTGTAATTGCGGATTTTGTTGTGCTTGTTGAATTATTGGCTGCACTTGTTGCATTAATTGGTCCATTTGTTGTTTTTGTTCTGCAAATTCCATTTCTACTTGCTCGGTTGCCATTAAAAGTATGTGTTCCATACAGTTTTGTTGTAACATACCCATAGCTGCGGGGTTATTTCTAATAACTGTAGTGCCCATAAACCTTAAATGTGTTTTCATGTGCGATTGGTGGTCTTGTTTTGGAAAAGCTTGAAACTTTTTACCATTTAACGCCAGTATATTTTCACTTGCTGGGTCAATAGCTGTTGGTTGTGGCGGTGGTGGTAGTAATTGATCAATATCTTTGACTCCTAGCGCCTCATACATGTGTCGATAGGCATGATAAATATTGTGCATCTGTGGATTAGTCATAGCAATCTGCATTTCTGATTGTGCAATGCTAATACGTTGGGTTTGTGAAAAAATGTTTGGATCAGCAACTGGTATAATATCTACTTTAGCATCAAAGTCGTCTTTAAATATTTGATTTTCGCCACCAACAACATCATACGGATACATTGCTGGTAAATAACTTACAAAGTTTTCTGCTAACAACATAAACTCGCATTTCATTGCGGCGTATAAACGTTTATGGATTGCTGACATAACCCGCGATCCGCGTTCCAAGAGCGCGACGGTTGTACCGACTGCTGCACCTTGGTTACCATCACCCACTTGCATATCTGCTATGCTCGCGAAGCGTTGACCGGCCTGAACCACTGTACCCATTAATTGTAGTAGGGTTGCATCGGGTCCTTTGAACGGTAATGGCATGAACGCGTCTCTAAGGTTTCCACCAGGGGCATCTACATCACGAAACTCGCCCGGCTGCAACGGTTGCGCTTCGTCGCGGACTCTGATGCCACGCATCTTGAATCCGGCTGGTAAATTAGACAAGGTGCCGGCATCTAAGAGTTGTCTTAGAGCGGCTGTGGCGGTTCTAGAAAGTCCACCAATCATATGAATTAACCCAAATCCATAGAAGCCTAGTCCTGGTAAAAATTTAAAATGTACAAAATAATCTTGTCGTGTTTTTAATTGGTCGTTAACTTTCCAATTTCGTTTAATAGCTAAAACTTCTCCAGTGTCTTCTTCAAGCGTAACAATATAAGGAAACTTCATTCCGGTAGATTCTTGTGTGTCTGGATTTATATCTTCAAAGCCTTCTATTTCTAAATTAACATGACATTCTAAAATAGAATATACTTCGTTTCTATTTGTCTCAGTGCCGTCTAATTTATCTTTTTGTTCTTGTACATCAGATTTATGATAAGTACCACTGTCACCTATGTCTGTATTCATGCTGTAAATGCCAGCTAGTTGGTGTTGCACTAAATCATTATGTGTCATCTTAACACGATGAATAATAGTTTCGGTATCATCTAATGATGTAGCTGTATAAGGTACATACAAATCTTCTGCCGGTATAAACTTAGATACACTTCTTTGTAAAATTGCATCGTAATAAACTTTTTTAAATGTAGAACCTGACAGCGGTAAGTTAAATAACATTTGATCAAACTCAGGCTCATACTCTTTCATGTTAACCATTAATTGATAATTCATAAAATCTTTTACTCGCGATGCTTGCGCAACTTTTTCCGATGATTCTAAACCCATAATTTGAGTTCTGACCGGTCCGCCTGCAGGTAGTAGTTCTTTGTAAGCTAGTGCTTGAAACTGTGTTACTGCTTCTGCTAATACAGGATGAGTAGCGCCACTTGCACCTTGAAACGGTTCTGCTCTGTTTTCATATTTAAAACCTAATAGCTCTAAACCTTCTTTATAAGTTTGTTCCCACTCTGAACGTGAAGCATCACATTCGTCAAATTCTGCTAAAATATCACTAGATATTTCATTTACAATATCGTCTTCTAAAAAATCAACCAGGTTAGCATCATGTTGGTCTGCACCTTGCATTGCTTCTGCTTGTGGATCAAAATCTATTTCTGCACCACCGTCTTCGGTCATTGAAATATTCATATCGTCAGATGGGTTTAGGTCTTGTGCCTCTAGTTCTACGTCTTCCGGTAGAACATCTGTAGGCATTTTGCCTGGTATCATATTTTTATCTATAGCCATTATTTTCTCCTAAATAAACTTCCCATGCCGTCGGACACCGGGCCTTTTTGTGGTGGTACTAAACCACCCTTGTTAAATCTTTTTTCTAAAAGAACCATACCACCATCTGCTTTTTTAGGTTTTCTTGGTTTACCAAATAAGAATGGTATAATCTTACTACTAGACTCTCCTCTTATTTTTTCCATAAAAGCGTTACCCTCATCTATCTCTGCTAATAGTTTTTTAACATCATCAGGCAATATATTACGGTTTTTTATTTTAGGACCGATGTCGGCCATAAAGTTTTGAAAGTCACTGCCATCAATATTACGCATCATCATACCTTTCATAGTTGCGCCAAGCATTAGCTGTTTTGATTTTGGTGATGCCATGTCATATTTTTTACCAGTAGCAATGTCTTCAAATAAATTCAACAAGTCTTCTTCAGGCACCTGGCTTTGTCTCATGTCCATAATACCTGTAAGCTTTACTTTAAAATTATTTAGTAAAGCATTCTCATTAGTTAAACCTAATTTGGTTACGTTCTGTTTGTAAGTTTGTTTTTCACCAAATGGTTTAAAACCTTTTTTAGCTGCAATAACTGCTTGCATAATACCTTTAGCTAAGCCACCTGATAACATACCAACTCTACCACCATCTGCGTTTAAGGTTCGCTTTGGATTCATTAAACCATCAAAAGCTTCTATAGCTGCGTCCATACCATCTTCGTCAGCAATACGATTAAACTCATCGATTACTTTGTTCATTTCATCCATTTCTGCTGCAGCAATTTTTAATTTGTCTAAACTTTCATCTAAAGACTTTTGTTCAGCTTTAAGCATGTTATCTAGTTCTTTGGTTAATGGATTTAAGTTGCTTAAACGTGAACGTTGCTCTAACATCCGAATTTCTCTTTCGGCTGCAGTTTCTTCATCAAGAAATTTACGTGACTTTTTAAGTGCGGCTGCAGTTTCATAATCTACATTAGGATCACGTGGTGGTCCTATGTCTAACTTCGTAACAGCTTTTGGATTAGCCTTTTTTTTAAATAAGGATAATAGTCCTTTTAATAATTTTGCCTTCGACATTAATAATACGTCCTTTGTTGTTGTGGCAACGGTTCATCCTCATAGTCTTCGGGATGGTCAACAAAGCCACCTTGTCTAAATCTCATTACTGCTTGAGTCATGCTGTCCACTAAGTCATCGTGTTCACCTAGCGGGAATGCAGCGCATTCCTCAATCACTTCCTCTGCCCATTTCGTATCCGGTGCCCAAACCATTCCTGACTCAAACAACGGTGCAACAGAGTTTATCCTAGTATGTTTATCATTTCCTTTGCTTGGTGTAAAGTTAATAACGGGTATGCCTAATTTACGTAATTCGTAGGTTAATGGCAGTCCTGACGCTTTTGCCTCCACGATCACCGTTTCGGGCTTCCAATAATCATACTGTTCCTTGGCCACGCGCCGTAGTTCCGGGAACTCGTATCTATCTTTAATCATATCAATAAGTATTAACTGCGGACCGCTGTCCTCGTCTGGGGTAAACACACCCCACGTAGTAATAGCAGAATAGTCAGCAGTTTCTTTTTTCATAAACGCAGTATCGTAAGATTGTATAACATGCTGTAGCGGTGGTAGTTCATCTTCTTCCCACACTTGCCACCATTCGCGTTTGATAATACTGCCTTCTGCGGCTGTGGGATTTTGCTGGTATTGTGCATTCCATTTTAGTATACTTACGGATGCTTTCACCGCTTCTAACTCTTCTAACTTCCAATATCCCGGCCACACCGGATTACCGCTTGGCAAGATTGCCGGGAATTCAATTACTTCCCATTGGTCTGCTTTTGGTTCTTTTTGTGCACGTTGGAGTTTACCTGTTAGATCAGCCACGTTCCACCGTGTCATCACAACAATTATCCTGCCCCCAGGCTGCAGTCGTTGCCGAGGTCCTGATGTGTACCATTCATAAACCCGATCGTAACTAGCCATGTTCAGAGCATCTTGCTCTGAGTGGGGATCATCAATAATAAGTAAATCCGCTCCACGACCGGTTATCGATCCGCCAACACCTGCTGCATAGTATTCGCCGCCTTGATCAGTTTCCCATTTACCTGCAGCTTTAGAATCTTCACGCAACCTGGTGCCAAATATTTTTTGATAGTCTTCGGTGTCAATTAATGATTTGGCTTTACGACCAAACCGCACTGCAAGTTCGGCATTATTAGTTGCTTGGATTATTTTTAGATCAGGTTTGTTGCCAATCATCCATGCTGGTAAAAAGTTAGAAGCAAATTCAGACTTCGTGTGCCGCGGTGCCATGTTAATGATTAATCTTTTTAAATCACCTTTAGCTACGCGGTTAAATTTTTCCGCCATAATTTTATGGTGTTCGCCTTCTATGAATCCTGGCCACATGTGTTTGACAAAAGTTAAGAAGTCATCACGGACCGCCTGCTCTTTTTTCTTTTCGTCAAGCAAGACCATTGTGCGAAGATATTCTTTTTTGGTATCTTCAGGTAAGTTGTCTAATTGTTCTTTAGTTAGCATTTGAAAAAATTTTATAAAAAATTTTGCACCTTTGTTTTTTAAAGTGAAAATGAATTTAGCACATATCTATTTGCAGATCAAACATATAGTGCTGACATTGGGACCCCTTATATACAATTTGGGGGGTACGGGGGGTCGCAAGGGCTCTAGCCACAGGATCCGACTGGTACCTCTATTAATTTAGTAAGTGCGCAAGTGCGCAGGCGGGAAATTTTTTAGGTGGTAGAGTTGGTCTTACAGATATAACTACCATGCCACTCTACTCTTTGGGGTCCATTTTATAGAGCTGTACACCCTCACTAATCGAGCTCTTTCTTAAACTATCTATTCGATAGCTATTCGCTTGACTTCTTTATTCCAAGTCAAGCCAATACTTTGAGACACCA